ATCGGTGTTACATGTGAGCTCACAAAAGGTTGTGGCTCGACGTCTTCTCTAGGTGAGAAGAAGTCATGTGTTAAAGGTTCTCCTACTTCCAGCGGTATGGTCCGTGAGACTTCGGTCTCGGGTGTTGAATCTAAGACGCATGGCGTGCTCCAAAACTCGTTTGGTAACAACGCAGTTGCTGGGAAGGGTTTGTTGGTGGCCTCTGCGAGGTCCGCTGATAGACTCGTCTCGTTCATCCTCTCGTCTTCCATGAGAGGGGTCGCGGAATCCGAATTCCCGATCAGCAGGTACGTAGAGTCGCTTGTCTGGATGTTTGTCGCACGAAGATCGCTTGAGAGCGAGTGGTTCAGTGACAAAAATCTGAGGAGGGTCATTGTTTGCTTTGCCCGCGTGGCATTGCTCTTGACCCAGATCGCAAGCGCGGATAACCGAGAGCAGACTTTCTTAAAGTTCTGGCTCGATCGGCATCTTTGCGAAGGGATGGGGGATACTGGCGTAGACTCGCTACCAGTTCCCGAAGATTGGTTCCCCAAGAGGGACGGACAGCTGGTTCCACTCTTTTCTGGGATCCTCAGGGTGTGGGTTAAGAGAGCAATTCTGAAATCAGATTTAGCTTTCCTCTATTCACTCCAAAAGGGCTCCAAGAAGATGTGGCCAGAATTGGGGCCAATCAAGAAGGCAGCTGCTTATCAGAAGCATGCCGACCGTTTGCAAGGGCGAGATGGGAAGAATGGCGTATTAGTTTTGCCAGTTCCCGATGAGGTGTTAAGAGAGATTGAGAAGACATCGAGGCTTGTGTTCTCCGATTCCAACTTAGGTGCTGCAACAAAGTTTCTCCCCACGGGGGGGGCGTGTATGCAGTCCGCCAGAAGGAAAGGAGGTTCGTTAGCTTTGGTGGAGCCTTTTAATCTGCGTCGAGCGCTAAGCGGAGGCCCAATGGGTCTGCTCAGGCAGGTGGACGCGGAATTTCTCGGGTGGAGACAGACAGAATTCCAGAAGCAGGTCCGACTAGTTCAGACAAGACTGGATGAAGATGGGTCCCGTTCTGACGGGCACTTGTCGATCTTGGATGTCAAGGTTTCTGCAATTGCGGAGCCGGGCAAATTCAGGATGGTCACCCTTGGTGACGGTCATCTCTACAATTCACTTCAGCCGATACAGGGTCAGATGTTGCGGGCGTGGAAGCTACAGGAGGAGTCTTCTATGCTTCGCGATGATCTGACAAACCGCGTAAATGAGATCGAATGTGCACTTCCAGACTTGCCATTCTTTTGTTCTGTGGACTACGAAGCAGCCACCGACCTCCTGAAGAAGGAGGCGTCGCTTGCGGCGCTCAAAGGGGTCCTCCGTGATACGGACCTACATGAGTTCGCTTGGCTATCGCAGTTCTCGGGACGCGCATACTATCCCACCGAAAAGAAAGGTGTGAAGGGAAAAGTGAAGGTGGTGTACGAAAAGTGGGTGGAATGTTCCGAAGGCCAGTTAATGGGCCATCCCCTGTCGTTCCCACTCCTCTGTGTCATTAACCTAGCGGTCTACCGAGCTTCCTTGCTCAAGTGGACTGGCATGGGTGTGACTGCGGAAGAGTGTGTCCGGCGGGAGAAGATCTCGGATCGTGCTTGGAAAATGGTGATCGTCAACGGAGACGACATGTTGTTCAAGTGCGAAGGTTCGTTCTACCCAGTCTTCCTTGAAGTCTCGAAATCCGCAGGCTTCAAGAAATCCCAGGGCAAGCAGTATTTGAGTCCTCATTCCTGCATGATTAATTCTCAGGTCTTTACCCGTAAGGGAGGATCCGGGAGTGTCATGAAGCGGGTGGGCTACTTGAACATGAAGCTTGTCCTTGGTGTTTCTCTCAAGGAGGGAGACTCGTGCGCCATTCCAACCCAGATCTCGCGAGATCTGAACAAGATGTGTCACCTGACGCCGTGGACCCGTTGTGCGG